TAGCAACGTAGTGTTTGATAGACTTATGGTACCACTTAAGTTCGCTGTTCCTGTAGCAGTAAAGTTGGCAGTATTCAGCGTTGTCAACACATTCATCGTACCTGCAACGTTGGCATTGCCACCCAAGTACATATAATTCGTTACTTTATTCCAAGTTAATGTATTGTCTCCGCCGAATTCACCGGCGTCATTAAATTGTATCTGTGTATCTAATCCGCCAGGAATTCCATTACCCCCGCCACCATTTGCTTGTGCTACCCAACTTAGATTACCTGCTCCGTCTGTGCTTAATACATAGTTGGCATTGCCACCCAATATAGTGATGTTTGCTATATTTCCTAGATTGCTCTGTCCTACCACAGTCAATGATGATAGATTACCTATACTTGTGATGTTAGGTTGAGCCGGGGTAGTCAACGTGCCTATTAATAAATTAGCCTGCACATAATTACCTGCATTCAAATTGCCAGTAATATTAATATTGCTACCTACACCTATGCCACTCATACTACCATTAAATGTTATATTACCGTTACTATTTGGTACGCTTGTATTAACATTTAACCAGCCCACATTTCCTAGATAGTTTATATTCTGTTGTGAGTTTGTAGTTAATGTTCCAGAAATAAAATTCGCTGTTAGTAGATTACCAGCATTCACGTTACCTGCTGTAATGTTTCCTGTGACTGCTAATGTATTAGCATTGGCTAGATTTGAGGAAATATTTGAAACGTTTAGTGTATTTGTGATCGTGACATTGCCGGATACCGACAACTGATTTAAAGCGTTATTCCAAATGAAGTTGGTACTACCAGCAAAACTGCCGTTGTCATTATATTGAATCTGTGTGTTACTGCCACCTGGGGTGCCGTTACCGTTTCCACCTACGCCCCAACTCAAATTGCCGGTGCCGTCAGTAGTCAACACATAACCATTAGTACCGCCGCCAATTCTTACATTTCCTACACTACCTAGATTAGAAATACCATTAACGTTTAATGATGTTAATGTACCTAGACTTGTGATATTAGGTTGTGCATTTACTGATACTGTTCCGGCTAATAATGCTGTTGCTGAGTAATTTGCATTTGTAGCATTTGTTGCAAAATTTGCTGAATTTGCTGAATTTGCTGTTAACGCGCTGTTTGCAACTCCATATAGATTACCTACAAAATAGTTTGCAGATACACTATTACCTAATGTTGTGTTACCGCTGACAGTCAATGATGTGAGCGTACCTAAACTTGTAATGTTAGGTTGTGCTCCTAACGTTACATTTCTAGCAAGATTGGCTACACCGAACAAATTACCGATGAAATAGTTTGAAACTACTTGATTTCCTAATGTAGTGTTACCAACAACAGTTAAACTAGTTAGATTGCCTACACTTGTGATGTTTGGTTGTGCTGATGTATAAACAGTGCCTGCGACTAATGCATTTGCTACTTGACCTGATACATTTGCGCCGGCTACATTATTCGCTACGTTAGCAAATCCTACTTGACCACTGACATTTGCTCCTGCTACATTATTTGCTACGTTAGCGAAAGCAACTTGACCACTGACATTGGCTCCAACTAAACCAAATAAATTATATCCATTACCTGCAAAATAACTAGCATTGATCCAGTTAGCATTTGTTATATTGGCTGACAATGTGATATTTGATGCTAAAACATTTGTTACTGATAACGTGCTATAAATCGTAGCATCTGTTACCGATAAATTTACGCCGGTAATAGCATTGCCGGAAGATATAGTATTTGCTACTGAAAGAGTATTGCTGACCTTGTTATAAGTGAATCCTGCATCTCCGCCGAATACACCTGCATCATTAAACTGAACTTGTGTGTTTGCACCGCCGGGAACACCGTTTCCTGTATTACCGCCGTTACCTGCAGGCGCCCATGTGAGATTACCTGCACCGTCAGTCTGTAAGAAATATCCGTTAGTACCACCTAAGATGACAACGTTTGATACGTTGCCTAAGTTGGCATTACTACCTACTTGAAGTTTAGTTACTGCTAGAACATTAGTAGAACTGTTGAATGTGAATGCTGAACTCGCGCCCAACAATCCGTTGTTATTGTACTGAACTTGTGTGTTTGACCCTGAAGCACCTATGCTTAGTGGTGAACCATTCGCATAAAAATATGCATTAGCAAATACACGATTAGCGGTGACGTTGGAGTTAGGTGCGTTGACGTTATTGACAACGTTACCATTAGCATCTATTACTAACTCCGGCGGGATACCAACTGAGTACCCACCAAGCGTGTTAAACGGTTCTGACATTATTATACAAGTCCTCTATTATTATATTTATCAAATATCTTTTGGGTAGACCACTAAAAAAAGAACCAACTAGAACTTTTTTCTAAATATCAGTATGTTAACAAAGCAAAAATCTCGCCCTGTATGTAGTCATTGCGGTCTAGTACCGGCGAAACCTAATGGCATAAGCAAGTTAGGATTCAAAAAATGGCACAAATATTGTGTAGATTGTAGCAAGATGATGTATAATGACAACTACAAGCATCTACAAAACAAGGGTGATCGTTGTGATTTTTGCGGATTTAAAGCAGTAGACAAATGCCAACTAGAAGTAGTCTTTAAAGATGGTAATAAGAAAAACAAGAAATCCGGAAATCTTAAAACATGTTGTAAAAATTGCGGAAGCCTATATAAAAAACGTCTTCGTAAAGGTAAGAAGTCAGTGATGAACATGACTGTCGATACAGATATTAGAATCGCATAAAAAGAAAGGGCGCCGAAGCGCCCAATCTTTTGAACAACAAATCCAACTATTATTGGAATGTTAAGTTCTGTACAGCGATCTCACCAACGTAGTCCGCAGCATTACCGAATGATGATGCTGTGTTAGTTAATTCGATATAGCCATAACGTGTCATGAATGACACGACTGGTTCGAATGTTGATGGATCTAGAACAACGCCGCTTGACATCAATGGGATGTATGGGCAGTAGAACGCGGCTGCGTCAGTCTCACTTGAACCCTTATAACCAACCAATACTGGCTGAGTATCTGGGGCGTATGAGTCAACGAATACGCGCATTGCACCGTTCAATGTACCAACGAACTTAGTGTTAGTTGGGGCTTCGAATGTGCCTTCAGTTGTTCTTGCGAATGCTGAAGTTGTTGCTGACTGTAGAACAGTCAATGATGCTGGTGATACAACTGCCCAGTTACCTGCACCGCGACGAGTGCGCTGTGCAATCAAGTTTGCAACGCGGTTGATTAGAACTGCTAGAGCAGCATGTTCGTCACCGACGTATGTTGCAGTACCTGATACTGTTGCTTGGTTGTATGTGAACTCTGTTGAAGCAAGAGTACGCAATGACAACAAGATTTCTTGATCGATTTCAGCAGTAATTTCTTGGGCAAGTGCTGCCATGATTTCTGCTTCGATGTCGATACCATGCTGTGACTGAGCATCCTGAGCTGCTTCAAATGTCCAACGTGCTTGCAACTTACGTGATTTGGCTTCAACAGCCTGACGTAAGATTTGTACGCTGATCTGCTTACCGCCGTTACCTTCTAATGCCGCAGTATCATTACCTGTGTAGTAATTTGATGATGTTGCATTTTGAGGTGAACGTGAATAGGCCTGAGCAATTTTGAATGGGCTCAATGCTTCTTCACCAGCAACAACGCTAGTAGCGGCTGCTGAGTTGTCAGTCAATGACTGAGCATAACGTACACGCAATGTGTGTATCTGACCAACTGGACCAGTCATTGGCTGAACGCCGACTAGTTCGTTAGCAATAACAGTTGGCATAACACGACGGATTACTGGAAGAATCACACGGTTTAATGTTGCGATATTACCAGCAGTCGTTGTGCCTGCAGTAGATTCTGCGAGCAACTGTTTTTTGGTGTTTTCTAGAATAACACCCATCGTTGAACGGCGAGTTCCCTTTAAGCCTTCTAACAGGGCCTCTTTGGTCTCGTCCCAACGGCTTTCTAAGAGTACTTTTGACATTTTAATATTCTCCTAATATGTCTTACTTAAGCCCTGCCAGACGCTTGAAATCGATCAAATTGTTTTCAACGCTTGGATCTTCTTCAATTTTCTTTTTGGCAGTTTCTTTATCACCAGTTACTTCTTTTACAACACTTTCAGTGAGAGCAGTTTTAGCGCCTGACTTCTCAATTCCTGTGTTAAGAACTGCTGGTAGATACTTATCGAAAGCGGACTTCAATTTTGGTGTCTGTACGCTTTCAAGTAAAGCCTTCATCACATCAGCCTTCTCTTTGTTTAGAGGAGATAGAAGTTTTTCCATTTCCTTTTCACGCTGAGTTGATTCTTTAATGATTCTAACTTCACGATCCTTTGACTCTACAAGCTTATGTGCTTCAATAGCCTTTGCTGTAGCCTCAGCCAACGCCTGATCTTTCGCAGTAATTACTGACATTAACTTGCGGGCTTCTGCTTTATCATTTAGATAAGTTACAGAATACTCACTAGCAAATGCTTCGAATAACTTACGTCCGAAACTGTTTTCGCGGGCTGTTTTGATGTCTTCTTTGAGTTGTGATAGTTCACCCTTCAAATGAGATGATATTGCATCGCTGACTCTCTTTGCGCTTTCGGCAACAAATTTTTGCTTAAGTGCTTCAAGTTTCTGGCGACCTTCTGTGACCAACTTAACGCGAGCCTCAACAACTGCTTTCTTATCCGTTGAAAATTCCCTGATCTCTTTTGCAAGAGCATGGACAACGAATTTTTCTAACTTTTGTTGATTCTCCATTTGAGCCTTACGATCATTGCGCAATTCTTTGATTTCTTCGGATAGTTTAGTAACCATGAAACCATTGAATTTGGCTGCATTTTCTTGCATTTTAATTTTCGCTTGTACTCGGTCTTCGTTTAAAGCCTTTCTCTCATCATGAAATTCTGCAATTTCAGTTGAGAGGCTTTCTGTTATCATCTTATCTAGGGCTTCTACCATAACGCTACGATCATGCTCGTAACGGTGTGCAAATTCCTCGCGGAGTTCAGCACGTACTTGATCACGGGCTTCAGTCAACTTTCCTTCCCAAACTTTATTAATTTCGTTTGAGATGTCTTCGCTGATGAGACCGCTTTCAACTAATGGTTTGATAGCATCTAACATGCTCTTATCCCCTATTTTATATTTTAAGTTCCTTGATGAGGCGCTTTACTTCCCCAGCCAAGTAACTTTGTACCTTCTTGTCGCCTCTTGCTTCTCTAGCGATATCTATGACTTTATGACCATGCTTCATATTCATGAGGCTTTCGTATATTGCTTTAGGATATGCGTTAGGTGCGCTAGGTTGTGCGACTATATCTACAGTGATTATTTCAAAATCACTTACTTTGCCATCTAAGTCGCTTACATTACCTGATCCACGACTTGAAACGCCTAGTTTCACACCACTTTCCAACATTGTCTTTACTAATTGACCCATTGGAGTTGGTAGAATTTTTAATTTACCGAAACCGTTTGCGCCATCCATCCACATATTTGTGATCATATGGCTGACACGGTCTAAGTTAATTTTTAAATCGTCTGGGTGATCAACTTCACCCAACACTGAATAACCTTCTTGGATTTGCTTGTTTAACGTATCTACTGCGGTCTCTATTTCAGAAACGGGGTAAACACGCTCGTTTGCGTTTTTAACCCCGCCCTGAATAAAGATGCCCTTCATATAGAGGGTCTTTAACTCGTCGTTGCCTTCCTTGACGGACTCAACGACCATGTTCGCTCTATCGAACGTTAAGTGCTCCTTGAGATACAAAGCCATTTGTCTCCAAGTTCCTCTTAATTAACCTTTGGCTACCGGGCTCTTGCTATTTGCTGAACCGTCCTTAGTCACTGGCTTAGGAGCGGCTGACAAATCAACTTTTGCCTTGCCACCTGGTACGTTCTTGAATGAACCTGCACCTGGTAGATCGCCTTCTTTCTTGCTGTACTCATTTGATGGACCTTTTGGACCATTTGGTACAGATTCAGTACCGCCTGCGAATTTGACAGGCTTGCTGTCCATTCCTTTAGCGCCTGAGTTTGCTGTTACCGGGCTCTTAGTCTGAGCACCGTTATCACCGTGAGTTACAGATACTTTTTGTAACTGTACGGCTTCCATCATTTCTTCGCCGTCAACTTCTACGTCAACCATTTCTTCTTCGTCGTCGCCCATATCAGCGTCACCGCCCATGAGTGCTTCGAATTCTGCCATCAAATCATCTAACTTGTCTTTGATGTCACCTAAATCTTCTTTGTCTACTGAACCTTCAGCATCGTGATCTGCTTCT